CCCGGAGCATACATCGTCTTCGATAGTGCTGGATTATTGAACGAGGTGGAAGAATGAGTTGGTTTGAAACACTAAAGGGAAGTTGTGGCACAGAGAAGTCAGATGAGATGGCAAGAGTTACAACGACAGCCTCTACCGGACAAGACAAAGAAGCGGCCAAGAGGACTGAGGATAAAGAAGCAGAACTACTGGCTATGATACGAGAGCGAAACAAAAAAGCGAGGGAAAGCAAATGAGTAAGAAAGAAGAGAAAAATGAAATGCTACTACTAATGAAAGAACTTGTGAACAAGGTCAATGCCTTGGAGCAAGCAGTATACAACAAGGACAACCTTCTGATGAAATCAGGATACGTTGTTCGTGAGACACCAAGACCCGCAATGGGCAACATTGACACACCTGATGGTGGAACAATGTCATGGGATGAGATTCGCAAAATGGCGGAAAAAATGGAGGGGAGATAAATGCCCGAAAGAGTTACGAGAGAAGAGAAATCAGTTGAACTAGCAATATTGAAAGCAAAAGAGGTACTACAAGAAGCACAGAATCTAGGAATTATTCCCCTAGATGAGCCTTCTATGGGTGAGGATGTAAAGGTCAAGAGACCCAAGAAAAATCCAGCAGAGGTTCCTCTTCCTAAGACCAGTAATATCGAAGGTGGTGCGAATTTAATCAACGATGGAACTATGAGAAAAGCACTGAACGCAATCGCAGATGCGGCAGATGTGTTTGTTAAACAATACCGACCACCAAATCCTTCTGATATGGCAGCAACAATAGACATTCCTAGACAAAGTGCTAAAGTAGAAAGTTCTCTAGACGCAATAACAGAACTTGCAGAAAGGTTGAGAAATGCCAAAAATGAAAGTGAAATGACTAGTCTAACTAGTAAATTAGAAAGAGAAATAGCCACGGTAAAGAGATTAAGGGATGTTCCTACTCGTACATAGATGAGGGGAATAAATGCCAAGAACAGGTTTATCCTTTGAAAAGGAAACCAACGCATTGACTAAGAAAGTGTTGGACTTCTTTGAAAGGGTACGCTATGCATATCTCTCTGCTAGGGAGAACCCAAATGAGTATGGTAAGAAGTGGTCTTCAACTGTAAAAAGCATAAGAGATGAATATGACGGACTTGGTAAGTTCGCAGAAGCACTGAAAGAAAATGTGAGCGAGAAGGAACTCTTCGATGACAGGGCTACAGATGCAGAATCCAATGTAGCCAAGAGAGTCTATGAAGACATAAAGAAAATGAGATTCGAGTCAGCAGAGGTAAGCGACCCGTTCTCAAAGCAACTAGGCAACAGAGTTCTAGAGAGACTTCTTGATGATGAGGCTATCTTTGCAGCATTCATACACTATGCTCTGAGAAGTCATACAAACGCACTCCCAAAGAAAGCATGGGAAGAAGCGGAACTCAAACCTGATGAGATAAGCCAAGGTGCTATGGGTTTGGATATCGAACCCAAGGACATACCACTCTACATCATAGAGCATTATGGTGATGATAAGGATAGCAGAAGAGTACAAAGTAAATTCAAGAGAGCCTACTCTCTACTAGAAAGAGTATACAACAGCCAATACTCAGAGGAGAAATGGGAGGCATTAGAGGATTTAGACATAGCAAAGTCCGATGAAGAGAAGGCCGATGTTGACTTCATGATTCCTAACAAACCAATGTACAGAATCTTTGAGATAGACGACATGAAGGAAATCAAGGGACTCAGTGGTGAGTATGTCGTTCAAGAAAAGTACGATGGTATGCGAGTTCAGATTCACAAGTTCAACAACGAAATCAGAATATTCTCCTACAATGAGAAAGACATAACCGATAAATGCTCAGAACAAGTAAAGAAGATGGAGAACAAGGCTTTTGGCGATTGCATACTAGATGGGGAACTCATGCTCTTCAAGGGAGATGAAGCACTACATAGAGCAGATACCATAACTCACATATTCAAGAAGAAACTAGATGGTGGAAAACTAAGACTACATGTTTTTGACATAATGAGACATGAGGGTAAGGACTTAGCAGATGAACCATTGAGAGAGAGAATAAACATTCTCATGTATCAATTCGCACAGCACTCCTCTGAGGTTTTGGCTTTCCCATCCAAGAAGGATACTAGAATTGCTGACTCGATGGACGAAGTGGACGAGTATGCTAGGAAGATAATGGAGATGCCAACATCTGAAGGAGTTGTAATCAAAGACATAGAATCTACATACTACATAGGAAAGAAGAAGAATCCCAAGTGGATTAAGTGGAAGAAATATGTGGATTTAGATGTCATTGTCCTAGATGACAAGAAAACAGGTAGTGGGTTGCACTCCTATACAATGGGTATTGGTCCACTTTCAGCAGAGCAGAAGAGGGATATGAAGTCAGTAGAGATAGAAGGCAAGGACTATCTTCCAGTTGGCAAGGCACTCAATACTAAGATAGAGGTCAGTGTTGGCTCGATAATAAGAGTCAAAGTTGATGAGGTAAACAAGAAGAAGGATGGCTTCAGTCTCTACTCAGCAAAACTGATTGAACTTCCTGAAGTCGATGAACCTGATAAGTTAGAGACACTAGAGCAACTTTCTACTAAGACTAAGAAATCTCTGACAAGAGGAATCCTCCCTATATTCAATGCTAAGGATTTGGCAAACCCACTTGCTGTCATGGCAGAACTTCGTGCAAAGGATGAGAAGAAAGTCAAGAAGTATGTGGTGACAGACTATGTTCATGGTGAAGCAGATATCATTTGCAAGTATGACACAGAGGGCTTTACTATCTATGGCTTCGATGGTGATGAGTTGATGCAGAAGAATGCTCTGACTCAGATGGATGACTTGAGAGACCAACTATCAAAGTTCATGAAATCTAGGAAGTCCAAACTAAGAGCGCAGATTAGAGATATAATATCTGAGAACAATGGACCTATGGAGTTCGATGACATTGAGGAGAAGGTCAGATTACAAGCCAACGATGCCTATGATGAAATTTTTGAACTAAAGCCCAAGGAACTATTGGCTTGGATGAAGAACCAAGATATGTTCATCTTCATCTCACCTAAGCGGTTCGATGTATCCTCTGAGGTTATTGAGAAGGATGAGGAAGAACAACTGACTGGTGAGTATGAGGTTCGTCAGAGGGATGATGGAAATATCGATTTCATCATAGAGACAGAGGATGATAGAATGGCTTGGTTGATTGACATAGAGAAGCCCACGGACATCTACGAGTTGTTTGGTAAGTCAGGAAAGTACCCGGCGATGGTCTCTGAGAAAATAGACAGTACAAAGGTTCTAGATAAGGGGGAACTAATTTTTGGAGTACAAAGACATGGTTATCATGAGTATAGAATGGAAGGAGATAAGTTCCAATCAAGAATACATTTCAGAGTAGTCCCGCTAGATGAAAAGAAGTCTTGGATAGTTTTCACAGGTAAGAAACAAGAAATGCTAGATGATTCTTCAGATGAAGGAATTATAGATATTAAACAAGATAAGTTTAGCAACTTAGAACTTCCTGACGTTTCTTCTCCTACAGATGAATAGCGAGTAGTTCATATAGTAAAAGATAATTCCTTTTGTAGTGTTTGCACCGCAGGAGGTTTTGATTAAGCAGGAAACTGATACTGGTTTCACCATATTAAAGTCAGAAGAATTGACGATTGGGGGCTATGCATCAATAGAAGTAGTAGACAAGCAAAATGACTTGATTACACTAGAAGCATTAGAAAAAGCAGTAGCAGAGTTCATGAAGAAAAAGTCTTATCGAAATGTAATGTCAAACCATTCAAATGTTCAGGTCGGGGAGGTAGTAGAGCAATATCGAGATACTAACGGGGTATTACACAAGACAGGTGTTGACAACGTTGGGTTCTATGTAGTTATCAAAATGAGAGATGACATAGAGAAGGCAAAGGAAATCTCAAGAGGTATTAGAAAAGGAACTCTACGGTCATTCAGCATAGGTGGACAAGCAATATCAAAGAAACAGAGAACATCGGAGGAATACGGGGAATACAACGAGATTGATAGTCTTGAACTACATGAAGTAACAATCTGTGAAAAAGGAATAAACCCCGAAGCGAAATTCGACATATTAAAACAACAAGGAGGTGATAATGTGTCAGAAAAACTAGAAAGCGCACTAGAGGAGTTGAATGGTCTGCTAAAGCAGGTTCAGGAAGCAACTGGTGCAACAATTGGAACAGAAAATGTTGTAAAAGAAGAAATGGATGAAAAAATGATGGAAGACAAAATGGAAGAGGACAAAATGATGTCCGAGAAGATGGAAGAAGACGACAAGATGATGTACGACAAAGAAGAAGTCGAGACAATGGACGAAGAAGCCAAGGCTCTCGATGAGGATTCTACCCGTGATTATCAAGCCGGAGAAACCGTCGTCAGTGGTGGAAAGCCTGTAGGAACCCCTGCACAACTTAGCGTTGCAAAGGGTCTAGAAGGCTCGGACTTCACTACACTTGACCTCTCCCATGAGAACGTTGAGAAGGCATACGAGCAGTACAAAGCCGAGCAGTTGGAGAAGTTGGCATACGACAGTCTCTCCAAGCAGTTCGAGACTCGATTTGCTTCAGAGATGGCAGTAAAGAAGTCGGAGGCTGAGAAAGCCGAGTACGACGCAAGAACTGAAGTCTCTGTACTCAAAGAGGAGTTCGCTGAACTCCGAAAGGCTCTCACTGAGAGAGACACAGAAATTCGCAAGGCTGCTGAAGTAGCAATGGAGTTACCCGAAGGTTTCCCAACCACACCTGATGCTGTGGCTGAGATGTCTTGGGGAGACATCCACAACCTTGCAAGGAGAGTGAACTAGATGAGTGGATACATTAACACATTGAAAGACCTAGAAGCAGCCACCTATGGCTATGCTGGCGCACAGGGCAACGCCCTATTGAAGTCGGCTGGTGTTGTTGGTGGTTTCGGAACGCCCCACGATGCAGCAAGCAACCCGTTTTCTGCTGCAAGTGGACTTGGAGACCTATACAACGTCCTTTACGGACAGAAAGTTTGGTCGATGCTCAACCAAGAGGTTAACCCTCTTGCTATGCTATCCAAGAGACCATACACATCCAGTGGATGGAGAGTTCTAAAGAGCCGACCAGAAGGTGGTTCAGGTTCTGCTTTCGGAATAGGAACAGGAAACCAAGGTTCCGCTACTCCTGCCGCAGATAAGATTGGTGGAGTTGGTGAGAACGCAACACTAGGAAC